TTCTGGTCAAGATAGTTAGCGTTTATCGCCTTGAAAGCCTGTTGAACCGTTTCCTGGTTTATAGGCGTCATGCCGTCGCTGAAATAGTCGAACAATAACCCGTCCATTCCCTTTTTAAAATCTTCAGGATAGTCGAACTGCATTTTAAAGTCCTCGGCATCCTTAATTTTGAACGTCATCTCGCCCATGCCTTTCAATTCTTTCGATATTTGAGGCACGGTCTGCTTTACAAAGTCATTATGCTGCTTTTGCGCTGCCTGCTGTTGTAACAGAACTTCATCCTGTGATACAACCTGCGGTGTGGACATATCAGCTTTGTACTCATTCAGGGCTTTTTTATCCTGCTCTGCTGATATACGTAGCTTTTCTTCCATTATCTTCCTTTCGGCACTGTCTGACTCATAGTCATCCAATGGAAAGTCCTGCGCTAACTGCAACTTGGCAATATCTTCTTTCCACCCGTCTACAAGCACCATCTTGGCTAACTTGGCATCTAACGGGCTTAAAGCGTTAATATCGCCTACGCTGTTAATCTTATGAAAATTATTAATCTGCTCCTGTGAAGCGCCGGAAGCCGTAAGGTCGTTTAACTTTTTAACGTACTGGTTGGCAAACGGGTCTTTCTCCGCTTTTTCTTTAAAGCTGTCCCTTTCTTTTGCTACCTCATCGTAACCGCTAAACTTGGTTAACGAACTCTTGAACTCATCGGTTGTTTTAAATAAACCACCCGATATATCTTCAATGATCTTGTTGAAGTCGGGTTGTTCGGGTGCCTGCAATTCAGGCTGTTTTATTTCGGGGTCTGCTGGCGGTGTATCCGCACCCATCTCGGGTTGCTTTATTTCAGGTTGTGCATCTTCTTTTGGAGCATCAACGCCCATCTCGGGCTTGTCTTGCTGCTGTTGATTTGCAATATCCTGTGCCAGTATACCTATTAATTGTTCATCTACTGTTGCCATGATGCGAATATATTAAACTTTTTTACACTATTTTTCAAGCTGCCGTTTGGGGCTGTGGCTGCTGGTCTTGTTGTTGCTGATTTTCACCCATCGTTTGCGGGGCTGTAATCGGCGGAGGGCTTATCAATTGCTCTATTTTCTGGTTGTTCTGAGCCACCTGATTGCCTACGGCCTCCCCGCTAATTGGTTGCTCTGCCTTGTTCTTGCCTTTCATGTATTCAGCCATGAGTGTTTTGTTTTCAGCGAAATAGCCTTTAAGCAATTGCGTAATAGCTTCATTGTGACCGTCAAGCATAGCCTTAGTAGCGATATTCTGCTGGTCACCCTGCTGTTTCTGTTGCGCTGATTGTTGTTGCAGTTGAGCGTTGTTTTGGTAGTCGATTTGTTTCTGTTGCGCAGCAAGTGCCGTTTTCTTCTGCTGTATCTGAGCCATAACGTACATTGCCTCGCGTATATTGCCCGCAAGCACCCTGTCGTATATAAACATAAATTCTGCCGGATTCAATCCCTGCTGGCCGTTGCTCTGGTCACCCAGTGCTTTTTGCTGCGTGATCGAGGCCAGTAATTCTTTTTTCTGCTCATCATTGATACCCAATTGTACGTCGATGTTAAATTCTGCATTGGAGAAATCTTTACCGATTTGCAATATCTTCATTGCCTTAGTTCCCAACGGTGAAAATCCTATCTTCATGCCGTGGTCGCTGGCTACGATCTGCCATTTTTTGATAATGTCATCGAAAGCGGGTCTGAACAAATTCTCATAGGCATTAAACGTAGGAAATAGTGCAGCATTGGACGCCTGCATAGAAAGTCTTGTTTTTCCCAATCCATCATACTGTTGTGGTGTCGAGCCGTCTGTGCCCTGCGGTATACCCAACACTTCCCGTATCTCATTGACCTTTTCGACAATGATGTTACCGTACGTGGTTAGCACGCCAACGATCTTAGTCACATCCAAAAATTCTATCGGCTTCTGGCCGCCTGCCATATACAACGGCTTGCCCTGATCGTCAAGTGAATTATAGTACAAAATACCACGCTCCATCAATGTTGTCAAAACATCGTCTGGTTGTTGTTTTTTGCCGTTCAGGAATACATTTTCGATTAGGTCTTTTTGTATGGCTATACCCGGAGCGGCAGGGACGGTAGCTAACGTATTTCGCTGCTTGATGATAGCAAGGTCAATGTCATCGATCAGGGCGATGCAGCGTTCTACCAAAGATGCGTTTCCTGTTTTTACGAAAAAGTAGTCTAGTCTCGGCACTTTGTTCCCATCGGGGCCGTAATAAACCACGTCGGTGCATTGACCGAAATTGAGAAACATTTCTGTTCCTATCACCCATTGCGCTTCGTATTTACGGATGACGTTTTTACGAATGACCTCATCACCATTCTTTTTACTCTTGGCATCCTGTTCAAAGTAGTAAGGGACTTCCTTGTAGAAAATCGAACCGTCCGAACGCTCGTTCTTCAAGTTTGTCTCCACATCAGCCGAAAGCCATTGGGCATCAAGCACCATTACCCTTACTCTGCTTATCGGGTCTAAGTCGATAACGTTAGGCGAATTGAACCTGTTCAGGTCAAGGAATGATTTGTAGGCCGTAGCGTAATTGAAACTCTGGTTGAGCCACTGGAACTTCTCAGCCAGATATAGTAGATTTTCGGCTGTCAGGCTAGGGTTTTCCTTCCATATATCGGCTATGGTCATTATCCTTATTTCAGCCGCTCTGGTATTGTCGGAGAAGTCATTCAATTCAGAATATGGAATAACGCACCTGTCTATATAGCACTTGCGTATCTTGGGTAGTTTAGTCGATTTTTCGATATAGGTTTTCCATCCTGTCAAGGCCACTGTTATCAAGTCGTCAAAAGTAGCATCCTGTATGACCTTGTAGTTGGATACCATTTTAGTCTTTTGGCAAGCGGCAACACAAGCTATTTCCCTTTGCGTGGAGTAACCGCCAGTCTCGAAGTAAAGGTCTACATCGGCCTGGTTCTGTATTCCCATTGCTTTCGGGTTGACATCGTGGGGAACTTGATGTCCTGTTGCCTTTAAAAACGCCTGTGTCTGCGGATGTATCATGTACTTCAACATCTGCCTGTCAGCGTCTTTGGTGGCTAGGCTATCTTCGTCGATACAGGTTACGTCCACATCAAACTCAACCGTCATATTGCGTTCGCGGATAATATCGAACATCTTGGACATGATGTAATAGGTGTCCCACGAAATATTCATCTTGGTGGGATAGGTTCCATCCTCACGGCGTTTCTTGCGCCCGATAAGGCTGTCCTTTAACTTATTTGGCGATTGTTGTCCCGTGGCGTATGCTCTCAAGGTGGCAAAGGAACGTTTCATGCCGAACTCAAAGGGAATATAGCAGTAATTGGAGGCGTAATCACAGATCATTGCCTGAACAGTCGCCAGATACCAGCTTTTTTGCCTTTTTAATGCAGGGTCGATGCTATCGGTGGGGTATGGATAGTCATATCGTTTATTAGCGTAGTCCTTTATTTGCTTATAATCCATTGCCATTTAACGGTAAAGATAATAAGTTATCGTACATAATTTTTATACCCAGTTTTCAATGTAGTGCGTAACGCTCTCATCATCTTGTTTAATCCGGGTATATCTCGACCTCGGTACGGCAGCCGCGTAATAAGCCCATCCTGTCGAAACACCCAAGTCCCTCTTGCCTTTATTGGCATAGTTCATGGATAGCATTTGCTCCAAAAGATCAGCATGATCAATTGTGTTCCACCATTTACAGCTTAACGTCGTCAGGAATGAAAAATAAGCATCAATATTCCCTTCCGTTGCCGAAACTCCCTCTCGTTCTTCCTGACCCTTATAGTTTTTGTAAGTCGTAGGTCGCTCCATTTTGTACAGATCGTAGCCCCTTAAAGTCAGGTAGGTGAATAACGCTGCTGCCTTGTTCTTCTCGGCCAAACAATCTGTGCCGAAATACACCCATGTCAGGATGCAATCCTCAAAATACTCAACAGGGTCTCCGCTAGTAGTAGATCGGTCAAAAAGGTACGTGCAAACTACTCTATTAGTTATAAAGTTGGCACCCCCATCTACGGGGTCTCCTGCAAATATACCTCTTGCGGGGTCATCAAATTGGTAGTATCGGTCAGGCGAACCGTCAATAAATTCATTCAATCTTGCTAAAACGGTTATAGCGCCCTTTGACGGGTCATCATCCAGCACGGTTTTTTGGTCAATAGGGTCAGTAGCGCAACAGAAAATATTGGTATTTCCCGGTTTTGGCGCAATAATACCATGTACTTTTGCATTCGCTTCCGCGCCAAAATCTTTAGGATGCTTAGAGATAAGCCATTTTCCTTTTGGGTTCGGCTCCCATACCACTACACTATCCCTGATATTGTCTTTCCATTTTAGGTTGCCCCTAACGGCTAACGTCTTTGGTGCTTCGTTGCAAACATAGAAATAACGTTGCTCCAGCTTCATTACATCAAACTGTGAGTTGTCGTTTGCTCCCTTAAACACATCGTCAATCGTGATACAGTTTTTTCGCCTGAAAGAGATAACGCCGCGTATATCGCCTTTCTCCATTAGCAGTTTAATGGTGCTTTGGATAGCTTCTAAAATCTGTTCTTTAAGCGGGAAGCCCCATCTGTCAACTTCGCCACGGTCAATAGCATTTCTGTGAATCCTGTAAAGTCCATTGGCGGTTTTACCATCTACCGTTCGGCTGTTCGGGTCTGCCTGTGTCCAAATCTTTAC